GCTGAAAGTTTGAATTCAGCGGAAAAGGACACACTTCATGCTTTGCTTTTAAATGGACCTTTGGATGACGGTGATGTTCCATCTAAAATAGGGAGAGATCTTCTTATCGATAAAGATCTAGCAGTCAAAGTCATCGTAAAAGGTTCCGATGGTTATCAAGTTGCAACTTATCTTGGGCGAGATGTGTTCAAATACCTGAAATCATGCGACACGCTCAAAGAAGCACTTGAGGTAAAAAATACCCAATAGACATATAGAATGAAACTTGTTCAAAGTCCTAACTGAAGGAGAAAGTCATGGGTAAGAAGTATAAGCAACCTGTTGATCCTCGGGATCGTATGTCTTCTGAAGAGCGTAAGTTCAAGCGTGAGCAAGATAGTACTTGTGATGAGTATTACAAGGAATCTAACGCTGTAGGTGGTTCTATCGGGGCTATCTTCCAAGTGGGGTTGGGTCTGCTTTCTATCTTCGGCGGAAGGTCTAAACTTCCTCCTGGTACTGTCAGGTAAAACACGCAAAGAGAAGAGAGCAAAAAGCTCTCTTCTCTTATGGTATTTTTCATTGTCTATTCTGATGATGTGAGCTAATTTTAAAAAAGGATAAAGACCATGGACACACTTCAGTTACCGCCTATTGAAAATGCGTATTATAATCATGAACAAAACTATACTCTTCATCCGGATTTGATTTTTGTATTTGGTTCTAATCTCGCAGGAAGACACGGCGCAGGCGCTGCTGCTACTGCAATGAAAAGATATGGAGCAATCTACGGTCAAGGAATTGGTCTTCAAGGAAAAAGTTACGGTGTTCCTACTAAAGATAGGAATATCATTACGCTTCCTCTAAGAAGTATAGAATTCTATGCTAAACAATTTATTCGTTTCTCACGACAGTCAGATTTAAAGTTTTACCTTACTCCAGTCGGCACAGGACGAGCTGGTTATAAACATGGAGATATCGCACCTCTATTTAGAGGATGTCAAAATTGCTGGGTTCCTGAAGCCTGGAAACCTTTCCTTGAGAATTAAAAATGCCAGCTGATCCTCAATATGAAAAAATCCATCCTAAGACTGAAGGTATCCAAGCTTATGGATGTAAAAACAAACCCCGTATTCCAACAGGTAGCTTAACTTCTACAGGAGAAGTTTATATATTTTCAGATACCTGTCGACATAATGAAAGTCATAACGATCCTAAATGTGTGGGTTGTCAAGATGTAGGGCAAGGTAAAAGCTATTCAGATACTCTCGAGATTCTGAATTCTGGTTTATCTAGAGAGCTATTGAAGTTCATCATAGATACCGTTGAAGCTCTTCATCCGAATGACCATTTTGATCCTGAAGATCCAAGAGTCATTGAGCTTAAATCCAAGGATTATATTGCTCGAGTGTTTACAAGTAAAGCTCATTACATAGGGTTGTCAGACAAAGGTTTTGAACTCTATATCAAACTTCGTGTTAGTTCTCTTTATCAGGAATTAAAAGTATGATACATGGTCGTGAGGATTATGAATGTATTCAAGATAATACGTTAGCTAAAGAACTGGCGCGTATCCTTCTTCGAATGAGAGTGAACTTCACTAGCTCAGAAGGACTAGTTGCACAACTTCTGGCTAAAATGATTCTTTATCCTGACCAGGACTTTGAAAAACAAATTGAACAGCTTCACTTGAATAATTTTCCTCGTATTCCTATTAATGAACCTGTATTTCTACTTCGCGCTCAAGATCCTCTTGCAGTAGCAACAATAGAAGATTATTTATCAAGACTAAAAGAACTTAATCCCAGTAATTCAAATACCCATATTTCAATTGAGAAACAAATAGACCGATTCCGTGAATGGCCTATTTGTAAAATTTGTCCTTCTATTTAGGAAATAAATATGTTTAAGGTTTCATGGTTTGATGCAGAAGATCAACAACTGAACACAGCTATTGTTGGTCAGTTGGAAGCAGTTCGTTCTCTGTCATTGACTTTTTCAGGTTGTGAGTTTTATTTCGATGTCAATATGGAAGAGAAAGGTCAATTCAGAGAGTTTGATAAAGATGAATTGATTCATGCATTCCGTGAACTGGGATATCCCAAAGTGGATTATGAAGCATTGTTTGATGAAAATGTAGGAAAATATTGGATCAAGGGATCTTCTTTGGTTGAATATGTTGAAGCTAATATTGATGAAATTCTGAAGGAATACAACAATGACTAAAGGTTTGTTTATTAGTATTGAAGGTCATGACGGCTCGGGTAAGACGACTCAGATTGCTTTTATTAAAAAGTATTTGGAAGAAAAAGGATTTTCTCCAGTTATTACTCGAGATCCAGGCGGCACGGTTGTTTCTGAAAAGATTCGTGAGATTCTTCTTAATAACCCAATGAACTACATGACAGAACTTCTTCTCTTTGCAGCAGCACGTAAAGAATTGGAAGAACGTGTTATTATTCCTGCTGTCGATTTAGGAATGGTTGTTATTAGCGATCGTTGGTTTGATAGCACTTATGCATACCAAGGTTACGGACGCGGTCTAATTGAAGACATCGAACGTGTCTTTGAACTTGTAAAACCTATTGTTCCTAGTTATACTTTTTTTCTTCAGCTTCCATTGATTGAGTCTATTGATCGAATTACTAAACGTAGCGATGGCATCACTGCGGATCGTTTTGATCAAGCAGATCTGGAATTTAAAACCAAAGTTCATCAAGGTTATATCGATCAATGTTTTAGAAATCCTAACAGAGCAATTCCTATTGATGCTTCACTGTCTATTGAAGATGTGAGTTTACATATTTCTAAAGTACTTGATACTTTGATTATTCCTAAACTTCAAAAATAAGAGTATAAAAATGTCTGTCATCTATCTAGCTGGAACAGAGAATGGTTCCAAATGGCGCGAAGCTTTTATTACGGAAATAGCTAAGAAGATCTCCGAAGATACCAAGCAAAGCGCTGATCTTGTTTTTAATGAGATTTGTTCCTTCTTTGTTTTCCCAACTGAGAATAAAGATCTGGATCGTGTCAGTAGAGGTAAAGTCAAATATATAGTCCATGTCTTGTCTCCGCGCATGACAGGCGTTATGAATATCTATGAACTCACTTATGATGCTATGAAGCGTTCTAAGAAAATGAGTTTTTGTATTCTTAAAGTTGACTTTGATGAAAAACAATCTATCGTTTTTGATCAAGTGTATTTGGATTCACTTAAATCAATGGGAACTGCTTTAGGTTTGGAATCCATTGCGCGTTTTGAAAACTTCTCAGATATGGTTAAGCATTATTATCCGATTGTTTTACAGCTCATGAATAAAGGGAATAAGAAATGAAAGTGGCTTTATTTGGAACATGTAACGGAAGTCAATGGCGGAATGATCTGATTCCTCTTTTGAATGTTGAGTATTTCAATCCGGTTGTTGAAGACTGGACACCGGAATGTCAGGCACGTGAAATCGAAGAACGTGCTAACGCTGACTATATTCTATACGGTCTGACCCCTCCCATGGTTGGCGTGTTCTCTATTGCTGAACTGATTGACGATAGCAATAAACAACCGCAAAAAACGCTGTTTGTTATGCTTAAAGATAAAGATGACAACGGAGATCCGGTTATCTTTATTCCTTCAGTTCAGAAGTCTATAGATGCTGTTGCTCAGTTGGCTATGAAGAACGGCGCAATGCAATTTGCTTCTCTCAAAGATGTCGCTGATTACCTCAATGAACAAGGTTAAATAAATGAAACAATATCTCGCTACTCTGAAGAATATCTACGAAAACGGCATTGATCATGGTGACCGTACGGGAGTAGGACGTCGTTCGATCTTCGGTGTTCAGGATCGTTATAACATCGAAGATAATCGACTTCCGCTTGTGACTACGCGTCAAGCATTTACCAAGTTTCTCATTCACGAAACGCTTTGGTTTATTTCAGGTTCGATGGATACTTCCATTCTTAAAGAGAATGGAATGCACAACTGGGATAAATGGGCTCTGGATGAAGAAGCCATTGATGCTTTCGTTCAGAAGTATTTCCCTGAAGATCAAGACATGCAAGAAATGTTCCGTATTCATTATAAGGAACAGATTGGTTCTATCGGTCCTTTGTATGGTCATAATTGGCGTAATGCTCCGAATCATCCTGAAGGTGTTCACCAGCTCTGGCCTAAAATTCCTGTTAATGAAATTCCTTCTGATAAACTTCAAAGTATCAAAGAACATTTTGAATTTCAAAAAGAACAACTTGGTGAAGAACAAGCTAAAGAGTTTTCCTTTGAAGACTTTGCTAGCGATTGTTATTATGAAACCTACGATCAACTTAACGAGTTGATTCGTAATCTGAAACATCGCCCACATAGTTCTCGTCATGTGGTTAATGCTTGGATTCCGGCATTTGTTCCTTTTGAAACGCTTTCTCCTAAGGAAAATATCATTCTGGGTAAGAGCGCACTGACGGCATGTCACACCATGTTTCAGGTATTTGTTTATCCTGCTAAGGAAGAAGGTGGTAAGAAACGACTGTCATTGATGATGACGATTCGTTCTCAAGACTACCCGGTAGGCGGTGTTTATAATATCGCTCAGTATTCTCTTCTGGCTATGTTGCTTGCTCATTGCAATGACATGGAACCTTATGAGTATATTCATTCGGTAGGAGATTGCCATATCTATGCGGATCAAATGCCGTTTGTTCCTGAACAGCTTTCTCGGGAACCTATCACCGGACCGACTGTTTGGCTAAATCCTGATAAGAAAGATCTTTTCCAATTCAAACCGGAAGATATCAAGATCGAAAATTATCGCTATCACCCTCGGATTGATTACCCTATTGCAGCATAGCAATGAAAATTAATCAACACTTTAGTGGCGATCAATGAAAATTAACCTGATCCTTGCTCGAAGTCAGAATAATGTCATCGGTTGTCATAATCAACTTCCATGGCATATCCCTGAAGATCTTCAGCACTTCAGAGACCTGACCAAAGATCAGATTGTGTTGATGGGCAGGAAGACTTACGAGAGTCTTCCTGTTTCCTTTAAACCGCTTCCTGATCGTGTCAATGTCGTTTTGTCTAGAGACGAGCAATTTAAACAACTAAATCAATCTGAACAGACTTTGGTCTTTTCCAATGTTTCAGATTTCATTGAACATTATTATCAGCAAGATTCTGAATTTCAACAAAAAGAACTTTTTATTATTGGCGGTCAATCAGTTTATGAACGATTGATTGCTATTGCAACACGTATTTATGAAACAGCGATTTATCAACATTTTGAAGGTGATGCATACGGTCCAACAATCGATAGCGATGTTTGGACTTGTGTAAAAACTTCAGAGATCAAGAATTATAATGGTCTTAGTTATCAATTCAAGGAACATCGGAGAACATCATGCCTATCGCTCTTCCAGAAGTAAAAGACACTACTTCATCTAAAGTTAAGCAAACAACTAAGATGAAGAAATTTAGTACTCCACCTACTAAAGCGGCAACTGTGAAAAAAACTAAGCCGACTAAACTGACACCTGTTGCTAAGAAAGTAGTTTTGGATGATAACAAAGTTCAAGAAACTGTAGTCCAAACAGCGCTGTCTTCTATTGAACATAATCCGATTGAAGACTGTGTCAAGATCGAAAAGCACGTGGTTCCTCCTTGGGAAAATACTCCGGTTGTACAGGAACAAAAACCCAAAACTCTGAACTTTCAAGATGTATTGAAATCCATGCAGCAAGTTCAACCAGTCGTTCCGTCTTTTATGAAACGTTGAACACAAGAGGAGTAGGGATATCCCTACTCCTCTTGTTAGTCTGTTAAAATATCAGTCTATAGAATATTACAACCATACATACTTGATCTGATGACAGTTCTTTTAACTTTTTATGGAGCACTATTATGTCTGAACTGAATCCTGCTGAACGTGAATTAATTACAAAACTTGTTGAAGAAGCTTCTGAAGTCATTAAAGAAGCTTGCAAAATGCTGAATCACGGTAAACTGACCACTGATGACAATGGTTTTCGTTATAATAATGTAAAGAAACTCTCTATTGAAACAGGGAATTTTCTGAACATGGTAGAACTTTGTCGCAATAACGGTTTGATCGATGGACAGATCACACAGGAAAGTTGGGATAAAAAACGAAATGAGATCTGGCAGTATTTGAAACATAATAAAAAACCTCCAGCTTTTGTCGTTGTTAAACATGCTAACGAGCGCTGGAATCACTATTGGGAAGAAGATCCCAAGATCACCGGGGTGACTATCGTACATTCAGCCGCTGATAGTCACACTGGACAACAGCTTGGCATCTCTCCGAGTTATTACAACCAAGAAGACGCTCAAATGGCATGTATTAAAATGAATCATCATAATCCTTCTGGCGATTACGCGGTATGCCCGCTACTTAAAGAATGACTTTCTCTCTTGTCGTTAAGAATAAAAACGACAAAGAGTACAGAGAAATCTTCCGCTGTGAAAACTTCGATGACCCTTTTCTGATGGAAGAAATCCAACGTTGTCGTCGTAATAAAATCAGTTATCACGTTGAACAAACTAAGAAACCTGTTCGGTGTAGATTTATAACATTTTTGTTAGGAGTATTCAAATGAAATCCAAATTTATCATTGGTGAAATCATGACTCAACCTATGGGACTTAAGATCATAGCGGCGGTTATTTTTCCTGAATGTATCCTTCATACTGACATGTCCAAAGTTTTTGTTCCGGACAGCATCATTTCAGCAGGATTCGTAGCTTTTAATGCAGAGGGTAAGCCGTTCTCCTATGGTGAATCCGTGAGTATCGGTATCGTTGCTCGCGGTATGAAAGACCAAGGTCTGTTGGAAATTGCTTTGGGAATGCGATGATGTCTATTGATAAACCCACAATGTCTGACATCATTGATGGAGTTAAAAAAATCAACGCAATCGTCAGAAAAACTTCCTATTTTTGAACCTAAGGTTGTTATTGGATGATTCGGCGACTCCTTAAGTTGTACAAATACTATTTCCATCTGAAATATCTGCGTGAATTGTTTATTCGAAACTTAGGAAACAATATTACCAATTGCATCACTTAGAAAGAATTTGGTGAAATCCATTTTCCAGTCTAAGTTTAAACAAGCATAAGCATACTCCGAGAGCCTAGAAGCTCTCGGAGTATGTCTTGTATTTTTTTTTTTCAGTTATTCGTTAAACTCAATTAACCCATCTTGAACAGGTCATCGTTAGCATTGCTTACTGCTTTACCAATCTTCTTAAAGGAAATATCATCTCCATTAATGTCATGAGGAATAGGCATCTTGTGCGGGAATTTCATCATCGCAAATTTATCATCATCGTCAATGATGGTAGGGATTCGATGTTTATCTCTGGCAATTGCAAAGTAGGTTTCCTTGTTATACTTAAACAGATGAATAAGTAGACCTAAATCGAAAATACGGTCGAGACCCTTATTTTCTTCCCAGTAACCTTTTTCTGCAATTTCTTTTACAAAAACTTCTTCAGGCAAAGTACCACGAATAAGATTCTTGGCTTCGGTAGAAAGTTGATGAGGAGTTAGTAGAAGTGTCCCTCTCGTTATGTCCAATCAGTTCGCTACGCTGACCCGGTGTGCTAAGACACCCGCTTATGCTTTCACATAAGACCAGACTATATCTTCATCCTCTCCAAAGAGGTCGGATGTTCTCCACTTCGAGATCGCTTGATCTCTACACGGCGTTACCCGTTAGTCGTTGAACTTTCTCCATGGCTTTCGCTTTAGGAGCTTAGCTGCTGATTGCCCATTTCACCTTACGGATCATCCGTCTCGTTTTCAGACCATGGCTTCGTCTTTCGACTCGCAGTGGTGAGACAGCTTTAGGGGTTTCCAGCAATTCAAAGAATTTCTATAGATTATTACTAATCTACGGTCCTGAATACATATCCTTTTAAAGCTTTACCAGAATTTAGATACTTAACCACTGTTTTAAATTGACATCTAGTCAAACTGGACGCATGTTTGATCGAATTTGCAGTTTGTTTTAAACTAGGGTCACTTTCACAAACAATCTCAACCTTTTTAAAGGGTTTTGGTTTTTCACTAATTTGTGATATGTATATTTAAGACGAACAAAAGTTCCTCATGCGGTTCAACAGATCTCCCATCTCACTACCAATAACACCCGCGTTACAACCTGCTCTATTAACTTTAGAAAGATAATCCAACATCAATACTTCTACACTATAACCCTGAGCTTCCAGTTCAATGATCTTATTACAGATAGAGCGATAAGTCCATTGCGAAGGATCAACTCGCATCATCTTCACATGGAAACCATTAACACTTAGGTTCTTTTTGACATATTCAGACATTTCACCAATAGTAGTATCGGCGATATCAACATATTGATACGTTTCATTATACTTAAGGTATTGATAAACAAACTTAAGATTATTAACCAACTCATCTTCAAAAGAGATACGAAGAAGAAGTGGTTTTTTAGCTTTGTCTTCCGTTTTAGGTTGATTGAATAATGCAATCTGAGCAAAAATAGAAAGTGTAAAACCGGTTTTATATTTATGTTGTAGAGCGCCGACAACAACTGTTTCACCAGGTCTAAATCCACCTTGAGTCATTCGGTTAAGCCATTGCCAACCAGTACGATATAACTTGCTTCCGTTGTCGATCTGTTTGATCTTATCAAACATGGTATTCAAAGAACTGACATCACCAATATCGATATCGTCCATTACCGCCGGATCTTTAGATGTACTCGTCAATTGCAAAGGTTCTAGTTGAACCATCAGCTGACTAATAAACTCACTAACATCTTTGATCTTGTCACGATTGAATTTAAAAGCTTGACTTGCAGTATTCAAGATCTCAGAGATCTTATCTTCTCTAAAATGATTTTCAATAGATTTTCTAAGACTGATAATAGATCTTTTTAAAGCACCTTCTGAAAGCTCATCTTCGATTCCTTGACGAATCGATTCATAAAGACGATCATCTAATCCGCTATTAACACGAATGTTCTGAAGCAGGATCAGTTTATCGTAGCCTTGATCATGTGGTTGATTGCACATCTCAAGAACAGTTTGTTTCAAGGACTGAATGATCTCACGATCAGTATTCAGTCCTATGCCGATCGTATTTGTCTTAATGCTTTCTAAAACAGTGCGGATTAAATCCACACTGCTGACAGCGCGATCAGGAAGTTGACTTTCTCGATACAGCAATGTAATGGATTTTACAAGTAGTAGTTTACTGTCCATGATGACTGTAATTAAATGAATAGGTTATTGGGTTTAGGAGCTATATTATTAGCTCAGTGACTTTTTAAATTCCACATGTGAAAAGGTCTTTTATTATGAACATCATGCGGTACTCCACAAACAACGACGAAGGTAATCAACCAATTTTAAATGATGTTGGTAGTGGTTACGGTAATGTCTGTAAAGAGAATATTAATAAGTCTAATCTTTATATTATTCCACATTGGATTCTTCGCCAAGTTATTCGACATAAGCTGACCTTCAATGATCTTAGATCCTATAGCAAGCTTCGACAAGTATTAACTATTGATGATTTGGCTGAATGGTTTTATTTAAATGACAACTTTCGTTTAAATAAACAATATTTTTTGAGTACTTCTATCCTTGAAACTTATTTTGATAGTATGACTACGGCTGAAACTGCCGAGTTAAGGAACTCAGTACTGACCTTATCAGGTTCTGAGGAAATAGCCAATAGCGCGATCTCTAAGCTTAGTCAATCTAATCTTATGAGCGATTGCTTATATGAGTTTGTCCGTGTGGACAACGGTCTCTTTTTGGTGATCAAAGAGGGATTTATTAAACAAATGTCAGATGAGAAATCTCAGTTTGGTTTCGTAAAGGATTATTTGAAATTCTTCTATGCTTCTCGAGCTTTACATGAAGTGTCGCAAGTTAATATCTTCAGTTTTTATTTGAAGCAACTCCAAAACAAGTAAGGCTATAGCACCTCTTTTTTTCTGATAAGGAACTCAGGACCATGATTCAAAATCGTCTTACCAACAAAGCAAAGCGTCAGGCTCCGACTCAACTGGGCCGTATGGTCAATCAACTGTCTGAAGTTATTCACAGTGGTCTTCTCACCCGTGAAGTGACTCAGGCGACCCTGGCACTCGAAGGTCTTCAAGACCAACAACGCCACCAGCTTGACACTGCTTACACCGAACTCACCACTTCGGTAGAGTCTATCTACGATCAACTGTTCCCGAACACTGCGGGTAAAGACAAGATCACCGTTGCTCAGATCGAAGCAGGTTCTATCGCCGGCATGCTGGCAGGTGATTTCCGTAGCGCCATGTCCCACAAGGTTGACATGCCTGTTATCGGCACCGAGAACATGGCTGTGGTTCAACCGACTGGTCTGGCCGATGCCATGAGCCAGCGTGCTTTTGGTCTGGAAGCTTATGATGAGCGTGAGAACCGTAACGCCACCATCTACTCCATCGCCTATAACGTCTTCTCTGCTCGTCAAGATGAATTTGGTGAAACCTTCTTCCCGACGCTGGTCATCACGCCGGATCAAGTAGGTTTTGGTGTTTCCGTGAACCTGATGATGGTTTACGATGGCGTCGAACGTAAGATCACCGGTTCTTTTGAAGACTTCAAGAAGAAGAACATCATTCGCGCTGTGACCGATCCTACTGTTCTGCGTAAGGAACAGACCCGTATCGTTCCCGTGGTGCGTGCTCAATCTGTCGACAAGTTTGTCGACAGCGCGATCATCCCTGCTGCTCCGATTGTTCTGGAAGGTGAAACCATCAACACCGCTCCTATCGCTTTTGGTAAGAAAGTGGATCTGCTTGGCCTGAGCCAAACTGATACCCTGCTTGCCGCCGGCGTGATGGATCAAACGGATAGTATCGATCCGTCTGTGCAGCTGCGCGATGTTTATGCGAAGATTGGTGATGATGTTCTGCGGTTTAAGACCAAGGAACTTCCGCTTGCTAACTTCACCTACGCAACGCAGAATAACTATCGCGTTCAGAACCTGAACTTCACGACCACCAGTGTTCTCCTGAACAAGGACACCAAGAATCTGGATGGTTCTGCTCTGTCTGATCTGGCCGGTATCGTTACGGGTGATCTGATCGTTCGTCTGGAACTGCAAGTCTCGGGCTCGATCAACATTGAAACTGGTGAAACCAACCTGATCGCTGGTCGTCCTGCTGTTTATTCTATCCGCAATGCGGTTGGCGATGAACTGGACCTGACTGTTGCTCCGGCTAAAGCAATTGTTGACGCAGTGGCTGCCGGTGAACTGATCGGCTACGATCTGTTTGCTTACCGTACCAACATGAACCGTCGTCAGCGTGGTCAGCTGATCGACGTCACCAAGTACACTCAACTGTACAACGTGCCGCTGCGTGCTCCGATCACCACCATTCACCCCATCAACACCGATGGTCAAACGGATGCGTCGGATGTTCAAGCGCTGATCACCACCACCCGTATCCGTACTTCTAACGAAGCTGTGGCTACCCTGCTGAACACTGCTGAAATTCTGCGTGAATACGTGGACAGCCGTGACGTAACTGGTGTGGGTCCTGATGTCCTGGGCGTGGGTCGTTTCTTCGTTCGTCCGACCTTCTTCCATGAAGCTCTGGATGTCAATGCGTCTATTGACTCCATCAAGTCGCATGAGCGTGCTGAAGACATCCAAGCCGTTCTGGTGAACAAGATCCGTGACTACGCTTACCGTATGTACCGGGATTCGGAATTTAAGGCTGCTGCTGATGCACTGGCTGGTGGTATTTCCCCGACTCCGACTGTGATCGTTGGTACTGATCCGGTGATCGCTCGTTATCTGACTGTGACTGGTGATCTGCGTACGCTTGGTAGTGAGTTCGATGTCCGTATCGTGTCGACTCTGGATGTTCGTGTCAAGGGTAAGATCTTCATTGGCTTCGGTGTCTTTGATGATAACCGTAACGTGGCTCCGAATCCCCTGAACTTTGGCAACCTGGTGTGGGCGCCCGAACTGGTTCTGACCGCTAACATCAGTCGTGGTAACACCATCTCCAAGGAGACAGTGGTTCAGCCCCGGATGACCTTCGTTGTTCACTGCCCGATCCTCACGGTCATCGAGGTCAGCAACATCCCCGAAACTCTGAACAAGGTTCCCCTTGCTTTCCATCAGGTGTAATCTTTAAGCTTCATAAGCTTATCGACTAAGAGAGAAGAGTCCTTACGGACTCTTCTCTCTGTCTGTGTAAATTTTATACCACCTTTTATTCCTATGATTAACAACGGAATTTATCATGAGCTGGATTACTATTCCTAGAGCGCCGGGTGTTTATTTTTTATCCAATATGACAAAAGGTAGGACCTATGTAGGCTCAACAAAGAATTTATATCAGAGATTAAAAGATCATTTCAATAGACTTCATGGAAATATACATTATAGCAAAGAATTAGAGTCCGACTATCATACTGGTGATGAATTTCTTATTAACTTCATCCAGCTTCCTACTAAAGAAGAAGCTCAAGAAGCCGAACAAGGAATTCTTAAAGCTTTCTTTGTTTCAGGTAAATTATACAATAAAGCTCAAGATGCTTATTTACCAGGTTTGGGCAAGATTGTATCTGAAGAAGAACGTCGTAAGACCTCAGAACGTTTCAAGGGTAATACATGGGGGTTAGGACGCGTTCATACTGAAGAGTCAAGAATGAAAATGTCTATCGGTATGAAAGGACGTAAGTTCAGTGAAGAGCATAAACTCAAGCTTAGTGAACGTAAAGTCAAACCTATTGAGATAAACGGTGTTATCTATCAGAGTAATAAAGAAGCAGCGGAGCGTTTAGGAGTTACTATAGATATTGTTAAAGGACGTATTGATAGTAAAAATTTTCCTGATTGGAAACGTATAGGTTCTAAAAAAGAACGTACATTTAAAAATGTGGAAGCTTTTAAAACAAAAATTAGTTTAGCTAAACAATATCCTGTTGAAATAGAAAAAATTGTTTATCGCAATGCTCTAGAAGCATCAAGACAATTAGGAATAAGTAAAGACATAGTTGAATACCGTCTGAAACGCCCTAATTTCCCAGATTGGAAACGTCTTCCTAAAGAACCCTCAGATGAATAAGCCCAAGTAGAGAGTAGGCTTTGAGCCTACTCTCTACTGTCCTTTTATACTTTTTTTAACCTATATATACATTACTTGACACTACTTACAAGGAGTATTAAAATGACTAAAAATAAAAACTTTGAACTCACTTGCTTCCTGAACTTTTATCAACGTTATGCGGTTGATTATAAAGGAGGTACTAGCGCTTTCCGTCAAAGAATTCGAAAAGCTCGTAAATTTGCCGGACCTGTCTTTGAGAACTTTCTGGTAGAACTCAAGAAGAAGATCGACAGTCCTTCTATTGATGATCAATATTGTATCAGTAAAGAAGAGTATCACGACATCAAAGAATATATGCTAAATATCAATTCAGTTGATGTTGATTACTTCAACAAGATTCTTGAAGATCTAATAGGTTTTCGTTTGTTACCTGTTGACTTCGATGATTGGGGTTATGAGTTTCATCATGTTGATGATATTCCGATTGTCTTTACGGCAGTAACGTGTGGTTATATTCCTGAAGGATTTGATCGTTGGGAACAATGTGATAACGAAGGAAGAGGAGTTGCTCATTTGGCAGCGTGGAAATTGATTCTTCCTAAGGATTTCACTCAGTTTGATCTTAAAGACAAGAACGGTTTTACTGTGCAACAAGTTCTTGATTCTGTAAAGATCTACGATATTTACTACGATCCACTTGACGCTTAAAAGATAAGAGAAATAAATGGAATTCAAGAAATTAAAACAATCCTTTAAAACCGACGAAAGTAAATTATGGTTGGTCATAAGTTTAAATCATGGCACTTCAAAGATCCCATCGGTAATACCGTGATGCATTATGCAGCGCTTTATGGATGCTTGCCTGACGATCTTCCTGAAGCATTCCTTACCATGGAAAACAAGGACGGTGTAACGGTTAAACAAATGCGAACTATCCGACTTGCCATTAATTTGAATAAATCTTCAGGTTACGCTAAGGATTTGTATGAGCAATAAAGAATTGGAAGCGTATTCTAAGCGCTGTGAGCTTAATGTTCAGGCGCTTATTTTCCTCGACTTGTATTCTGAAGAGAGTATGAGAAATTGTGAAAACAATCCCGATATAGACAAAACAGTCTACTACGGATATGAATTTCGACAGCAGATCATTCGAGACGCAGGTCCTATTTTTCAAGAATATCTTGAAAAGCTCAAGATTGTAACTACTGATTGCAAGAGTCAAGAATCTTTAAAAATGACTTTGGAAGAAATTAATCAAATCGATCGTTGTTTTATTAATACTCATAGAGATTCTAAACCGACTTGGCTAAATGATTTAATCAAACACCGACTTATTCCTGATGGTTTTGATTGGAGTCAGAAACATTATTTTGAAGGTAGTGAAGATCCAACTGTCTTTACAGCTATTCGACATGGTTATATTCCTGAAGGATTCTATCAATGGCATCTAGAGAATAGTAAACATAAGTGCATAGCGCATCTTGCAGCTTTAAATGGTCTTCTTCCTGCTACTTTCAAAGACTGGAACCTGACGGACTATAACGGATTTACTGTAGCTGAAGCTGCGCGGTATAAACATTTTGAAGAAATCTATATGAGGAACAACTAATGCGTTAAATGTAAACTTTGTCGAGTTCAGCGTTAATTTCAGTTTGCTGTTTCTAAAAGATTTCAGTCATATATACTTAACATGGAGAGACTATCCGGTCTCTATTCATTTCTCTTTCCAAGGAGTATATCATGCGTGTATCTTACACCCTTACCGAAGTAAATGCAACCGCTTCTTTTGTGGCAGCTGTTGCTGCTGCTCTTGACAATAAGAGGCTTGGCACCAGGTTTTCTTCACTTTCCATGGCGTTGACTTACATCAACGAACAGAACCACAACCAGAAGTCCAAGATCGAGAAGGTTTACATTGAGGGTGACTTCCTCGTTGTCGAAGTCGACGAGAAGTACTTCGTCGAAGTCATGGAAATCATGACTCGACAGTCCGGCGTTGTTGTTGGTGTGCTCACAGCGTTCAAGGGCATTGCGCTTATGTTCAAGGGCGCCATGGAAACTATGACGACTGAATTCAAAAAGCTGAACAAGAAGTTCAGCAAGTAATTCAAGTACAGGAGGAGAGATTAACTCTCTCCTCCTGGCTTTTATTTTTTGTTTAAGGAGATAGTCATGTATTACTATCAAAAGAAATGTGTCAATTGTAATTGTATCTTTTTCAAGAACAAAATCTCGAAAGAACATTTCGAACAAGTTTCGGACAATCCTGGTTTGACCTGTAGTTCTGACGGCAAGGATTCCTTTCTGACCATCAGCAGTAACTGTGGCTGCGGTAATGAACCCTGCGGTTTTTGTGGATCTACGATCGGTTATGAACCTGACCCTCGTGGATCTGGTTATACCGCTTGTCGTAACTGCGGTGGAGTTTAAGCGTGTACTCCAGGAGTCATTCTCCTGGAGATATTTTTTTTTGTTTAAGACTTTAATGGTATGTCGACTAGAAAGAAAGACAATCAAATTGACTACCAAAATAGAGAAATGGGAATGTCTAGTTTGTCATAAAGACTACCCTTGTAAGATCGAAATTCAGTCAGATACTGATGGATTACCGGAACATTTAAAAGATCAAGAATGTTTTAAACGCAAAGTCTGTATCTGCAATGAAACTCGTTTCCCTGAGTGGAAACGCATTGAGAATAAGGAAAGCTAATGTATCAAATCTTTATTAAAGACAGTCCCGAAGCTAAAGTCACTGTCTACTTGGATGGTCGTCAACCGACAAATATTCCTGCTACGGTGTTGGCAGGGATTGGTAATAAAGAAAAGCGTTATGAGAAACATCTAGAGAGCTGTTTTAGTGATCCTAAGAAATCAGAGCTTCTAAAATTTATGGTTTTTTTGAATAAGACCGGTAAAGAGCAAGGAAATCTATTTCTTAAATGTCAATGTAAATTCCATAAGTTCCATGGTCGCCTAGTTAAAGAGTTTCTGGAAAAGAATAAAGAGACCTTGGATACTCTTCAAGGTTTCTATGAAAGAGCAGAAGAAGGTGAAACTACCGATACTTCTATTGGTGGAAGTCGTTCAGGTAGCGCAGAAGAAATGATTGCTAGAGGTTTGATCACTCAAGAAGATATGAATTTCTTCATTGAGAATATTAACGCACAACAGTCCCAAGAAGAAACTGGAGCTAAGAACAATGTTGAAGAAAATCATTAAGCGTGACGGACGTATTGAAGACTTTGCTCCTGAGAAACTGAACGTCTGGTCTCAATGGGCGGGTAAAGATCTTGGAGATCGGATCAATTGGTCTGAAGTGGTTCTGAATACGGTTAAAGTAGCTGGTGAAACTATTAGTTCTCAAGATCTTCAGCGTTTACTGATCAAGCAGTGTGTGGTTCATAAGAAGTGGGGTTATAGCATCATGGCGGGCCGTCTGTTCAATGCGATCTATCGCAAAGAACTCTATGACGGTCAGATTCCTACTGTGAAAGAACTCCATGAACGTTTGGCTAAGAATAAGTTTATGGCCAAGTTGAATTATAGCCGTGACGACTATGCTCAAGTTGAACAGATGATCGATCATAGCCGTGATTTTAATATGGCTTACTTTCAAGTAAAGCAGATCCGTCAAAAGTATGCTTTGCAGAATCGCGTCGCTAAAGAAGTGTTTGAAACTCCTCAGTTTGTTTTCATGCGAATGGCTATGGCATTGGCTGAAGATGAACGTGCTGATCGTCTTGTTCACGTAAAGAACTGGTATGACCATTTTTCATTTGGTCGCATCAATGCACCAACTCCGAACTATACCAATCTAGGTACAGAGCATAATGGATATAGTAGCTGTAGTCTTTATACAACAGACGACACAGCGCGTTCATTGGCTATCGGTGATCATATTGCTTACACGATGACTTACATGTCATCCGGCATCGGTGGTTATATTGGATGCCGTAGTCTAGGAGATCCCGTACGAGCAGGTTTTACCGTGCATCAGGGTAAATTACCTTACTTTGCTTCTTTAGGTAAAGCAGTAAAAGCCAACCTTCAAGGCGGACGAGGTGGCGCTTGTACGTCTTACTATACTTGTTTTGATCCTGAAGTCAAAACCATTACCATGCTTCAAAATCCTCGAACCCCTGAGGATAAAAAGAATCGTGATATCCACTTTGCCATTATGACGAATCGTCTCTTTGCAAAGAAAGTCGCACGTAATGAAAACATCTTTACGTTCAATCGTTTTACATGCCCCGAACTTCATGAGTTGTTCTTCTCCGACAAACAAGATATGTTTGAAGAGAAGTATAACCAATATGAAAAGAATCCTCTTTTTAAGAAAGAGTATATCTCCGCTCGAGAGATCTGCATTCAACTCATGACTCAAAGTCATGAAGTAGCTACTTTGTACGAGTTGTTGATAGATGAAGCTAATCGTCATACGTCTTATAAAGAACCGATTTATAGTTCTAATCTGTGTGTGGCTGGTAATACAAAGATCTTGACAGACAAGGGTTGGTTCTATATTGCGGATCTTGAGAACGAAGAAGTCAATGTTTGGAATGGTGAAAAGTTTTCAAAAACCACCGTCCGAATGACGAACGAAACAGCCAAGATGATTAAAGTGATAACGGATTCAGGACATGAGCTTGAATGCACGCCTTATCACAAATTCTATATTCAAGAAAACTATCACGGTCCTCATACTGAAATCCGTGCTAAAGATCTTGAACCTGGGATGAAATTGATTAAGTTTGATCTTCCTGTTATTGAAGGAGAACAAACGCTTAATCAAGCTTATATCAACGGTTTCTTTACCGGTGATGGTTGTGACACTCCTCAAGGTCAGCGAATCTATCTCTACGGAGAAAAGATGAAACTGGCTGAGCATTTTGAAGGAGGAACGCATTGGGTTGAACAACCTAATCAAAATAGAATGTATAAGCATTATAAAGATCTGTATTGGAAATATTTTGTTCCTGATACACGTTATACCATTCAATCGCGTCTAGACTGGCTTGCAGGTCTTTCTGATTCTGACGGCTGTATTTATCGAAATGGTGAAAATCAACAGCTGGTTATTTCCAGTATTAAACATGAGTTTTTGAAAGAAACGATGTTGATGCTCCAGACATTGGGAGTTTCTGCAAAAATCAGACAAATGGCCAAATATGGCGATCGTCTAATGCCGCTAAATGACAAAACCGGAAACTTTGGTTACTTTAGTTGTGAAGATGGTTATCGACTGATTATTACTAGCAACGATCTTCAAAAACTAATGGATCTTGGTATTCGGTTTAATCGTCTCAAGGTTGTTAAGCATCAACCGCAACGAGATGCCAAACATTTTATAAAGATTCTTGATGTAGATCATTGCGGTCGTTATGACACAACCTATTGTTTCACTGAACCTGAACGCAATATGGGAATGTTCAACGGTATTCTGACAGGTAACTGTTTGGAGATCCTCCAGCCAACAGCACCTTATGAACATATGTCAGATCTGTATCGCGCAGAATCTGTCAGTCAAATTCATTTCAAAACTGGTAAAGGGGATGATTTCATTTTTCCTCATACTCGATTGATGTCTCGTGTTGACGGAAGCGATATTCATGCAGGTCAGATTAATGAAGGTGATAAGATCGTCGTTCACGGCGAACACCAAACTGTCAAAGAAATCATCAGTAACAAACACGAGCCTGAAGTCTCGTTGTGTTCATTGGGCGGCGTTGTTGTTAGCAATATCAACAATGATGAAGAGTACGCCAGTGCTGCTTATTACAATCTGAAGATGATTGATAAGTGCATTCATAAATCTTACTATGAACTTCCTCACGTTGGCTTCACCGCTAAATCTCGTCTGAATGCCGGTGTGGGTATTTTAGGTTTAGCTTACCATCTTGCTCGACTGAATCTTAAGTACGACACTCAAGAAGGTCTGGAAGAGATCCATCGTGTTTCTGAACGCCATGCCTATTTCATGATCTCTGCTAGTTTGAAACTGGGTCGAGAATTGGGTAACGCACCTTGGATGTGGAAGACCAAATGGCCTGAAGGTTGGTTGCCTATTGACACCTATAAGAAGTCTGTTGACCAATTGGTTAATATTCCCTATCAGTACGACTGGGAAGAACTTCGTCAAGCAATCATTGCAAACGGAGGGATTCGTAATTCTTCTCTGATTGCACATATGCCTACAGAATCGTCTTCTAAAGCTTCTGGTGCGCCTAATAGTGTTTATCCTATCCGTGATCTATCTCTTAAGAAAACAGACGCAGATAACGTTCTAGACTGGTGTGCTCCTGATAACGATCTGATTGAAGATCAATACCAATTGGCATGGGAGATTCCGTTCAAGAAAATGGTTCATGTTTATGCTGTGATTCAGAAATTTACGGATCAAGGTATCAGTGCCGATTTCTACAAAGATCGTTCCAAGAGTTTGGAATTGAACACTGAAGAACTCATCACGGATTATCTTGAGAAAGTGAAATACGGTGTGAAGTCTAAATACTACCAAAACTCCTACACTCCCGTTGCAAACAAGCTAAATGAGATCTCCGAGGATACTGGAATTTCCTTGGAAGCAATTGATCTTGAACAGCAGACTCAGAATCAACGTGGTTGTTCTGGTGACTCTTGTACGTTGTGAGATAAATAATGACACTTATCGCTGAAACTGTTTTTAACGTTAATAAGACGGATTATACGGGAACAAAGAGTTTATTTTTAGGTCAAC